TCTACTGGCTCGTCTACTTCTTGCTCGTCTTCAATCACAACTTCGTTTTCCATTGTCTTCCTTCAAACTCACCCAAAGTCGGCTGGGTGGATGCCGTTAATGGATATTGATGCCAAGCACTGCCAGTATCTGCCGCGCTTCAAACTCTTGCATGGCCATCAATGCGGTGATCGTGTCTTCCTCGTCCAGCAAGAAAGATCTAAGTGCTGCTGATGCCTCTTGCAGTTCCTTGCTTTGCTCTGCCTTGTTTTTGTAAGTTACTTGTAGTTTCGCTAGTTCTTTTTGCAGGCTGGCCAATTCTTCTAGATCACCGTCGTAGTTCACCAGCTTGCGTGCCAGGCGTTGCGATTCGGTGTGCTTTGCTAGTGCCTGCCTGATCTGCTCCAGCTCTGCGATGCTTGAAGTCTTGCTGTCCAGTTCTTTGAGCAAACTAACTTCGTATATCGCACGCTCTCGCCCCCAACCTTTCCTGCTGCGCTTGGCAGATGAACCTCCACCATCAATAACCGGCGTCGGCGGTGGCGGCGGGGGTGCGCTACGTGACTGGAGAAGCGTTAAAAACACGTTACATCAGTGTTTGCAAGGTCTCTATGGTGGCCTGGGTCTCGCTGATCTCTCCTTCAAGTCTCAGCACCGCCTCAAGGTCTCCGGACGCCATAGCTGTTGATTTAGCGTTGTTCAGATAGGCCAGTTTATTGGCCATCAGGGTGACCAGTTCTTGCATCTTCATACCAGCACCACCATTTCTTGCGCCACTGCGGACAAGTGCGATTGCAGCAGAATCACATCGTAAGTGTCCGTGCCGTCATTTGCGCAGTAAGCGGCCATCCGTTGACCAAGTGCCGCTGTACCAGCCTGCAAGAAATCTGTTGGCGTAAATGGTGACAGCGCCCGGTTTTGAACGTCAAAACGATATATTTGATTGACTGCGGAGGCCACGTATACGTTCATATAGAACATTCTGCCCTCATTTTCAAACGGCGCGTATGCTCCACAAGTGCCAACTGTCAGTGTTACTGCGCCGTCGTAAACGACCGCGGCCGTCCAAGTCCCTGTAATGCTGCCTGCAATGTCCAGCACATCTAGCGTGGCTGATGCACCTCGGAAAAAGTAGCAGAACGATTGACGAGCATTGCGAGCAACACCCGGCTGGATACCCCAGCTAGGTGCCCACATACCACCAGACGCATTAGCCACTGTAGCAGCACCAAAATAGGTGGTTGACCACGCGTTGGTCAAGATGTTGTTGGTGCCGTTGTTGATGGCGGCATCGCCGTAGTTGTACGTGTAAACCGTGGTTGTTGCAGTTGAACGCACCAGCATCAAGTTGGGCAGTTCAATGACGTATTTTGCTAGAGCAGACGGCTGAGTTGCCCATGCGGTGCCCGTTGTGTACACAGGGCTTGGGCCTGCTGTGTGGCTGGCAATGACTCGGCGCTGCCCAACTGCCGCTGGAGTTACTGTGTCCTGCACAATCCGAATCTGGAAGTTGCGGAATTCATTGGCTGCTACCACAGCATCGCCTAAGATAGCTTGGCCGGTCAGTGTGCTTGCGCCAGAGGCTGTAGCTGTCAGGGCGGAGCGGGGCTCCAAGCCCGTGTCATAGACAAACGCGCCTTTAATCATGCCTTCGCCGGGAGTGCAGTCGTAGGGTACATATTGCTCGTCCAGCACCATGATTGAACTGTCCGTGCCGACCGTAGCAGGCAACCCGGTAATACTCAAACCTGTAGACAGCGTGTTTGACGCTATCTCCAGCGAACGCCAAGCATTGGATGCCATGACGCCAGCAGACAACATAAAAACACGACCAGCAATAATTTCGTACCGCGCACCCGTCGATGGGGTAAATGTAAATGGTGAAATAACATGAATCGTTGGTGTGGTGCCAGCCGTGTTGGCATCAATATAGCGTTCTTCTGTCTTGCCAGCAACGGTATCAATGATGCGCAGCTTGAACCCGTACTCTCCTGAGCCGCCACGGTTTGCCAGCATATTGAGGCCGACAGCCGTTGGTAACGCAGTGGACAATGTAACTTTAATCGTCGTCGAGCCAGCAGCAATGGTTCCAACCAGTCCAAGCGAAGGCGCAAAAGCCATTGCCGAACCGGCGCCAAAAGTGCCAGCCAATGCTGGGCTTTGAACAAAGTTCCAAGATTTGGTAACAAAGTTGAATCGGTTCAACACCGTGGCACTAACCAAGCTGTAAACAAAAGGGTTCCGCGACACTCCAGAGCGCAGATCAGATGTAAGCGAGGTAGCCGCTGCGCTGGCGTTTGGTGCCGGGGCAACTTGCGCCCACATCAGTCGGTCAATTACCTTCTTAAAATTATTTGCCATAGTATTTCCTTATGTAATCCGATTGCGAACTGCCGCCTGCCATGCAGCCATATTGCCGCCATTGACCAATATCTGACCTTGAATACCGCCAATGTTGGCTTGATTGGTGACAGTGTTGATGGTAGAGACAGTTACGGTCCCTGATTCAACAATCACTGTTCCTCGTTGACGTTGCAACGACTTGTCGTAACCCTGCGGTGCGTTCAGGTAGTTCAGCATTCGCGTCAACAGCAAGATCATGCTTTGCTGCGCTTCGGCGTTGGTTACATCCGAGACCGCCAGCGGGTTGATTGCCGTAATGTCAGGCAAGCTCACTGGCAGCGGATTCAATGCCGTCACATCAGGCATCGTCACTGGCAATGGATTGAGCGCCGTAACGTCGGGCAAAGTCACCGGCAGCGGGTTGAGCGCGTCAATGCCTATGTCAACCGGCATCGGGTTTTCGCTTGATACGTCAACCGCTACGCCATCTGCCCCCACGCCTATCTTGATTCGCTGGTGTAAGACGCCAGCAATCTCGTCAGCAGCAACCAGGGCGCCTGTGCCTGGCGTGTAGCCTACATTGTCAGCCATTTATTCCTCCGTCTCAATGCGGGTAATGCGACCTTTTTCGCGCACGACTCGCTTGGGTTTGTTGATCGACTGAATTGCTTTCTCAACATTTTGAGTGGCTTTCTCGGCATTCACGCTGTTGCTGGTTGCCAGCTGCTCCATCGCACCACCGATTTTATCCACCGCCTCGGCAATGCCTGTGACTGCCGCCTGCATCATTTCGCTGGCCATCACCATGCTGTCATTGGTCGTTCGCTCTGCGCGTAGTTGCTCGATCTGCGTGTCGGTGGCCTCAACCCGATTCCGCTTTAGCTGGTTCTCCAGGCGCATGGCCTCAATCTCCAGCAAGGTCTTCTCGTCCGGCATCTGCATCTGCTGCGATTGTTGTTGCGGTTGTTGCTGCGCCGGCTGCTGTTCGCCACCGTCCATTTCGCTGATCTTCGCAAAGGTCTGCATGGTCTGCGCGTTCTTCAGTTCAGCACTGGCAATGGTCTCCACGGTGTCGGCCCTGGCCTTGGCTGCTTTGGCGCTGGCTTCCTCTGCCGCGGCTTGCAGATACATCGTATTCGGGTCTTGCGGCTGGCCTTGCATTTCTGCCATCATTTCCTCGGCTTCTTTGTCGGTCGGCTTGATCACACCCATTCGCAGCAGCTTCTTGCGATAGTAAGCGTTCGCATCACTGATGCCTTCGCCTTCCATGTTCATCATTGCCATTCCGCCCAGCACTTGCAGCGTCTCCGGGTCTTGCGTGATCTGCATCATCCCTGTCAATGCGCGAACGGTAGCCGCTTTCTTGCTGCTGGACGATGGTCCAACATCTACGTTCACATCAAAGGTTGCGCTGCTCAAATCATTGGCAAGCACCATTGCGCCGGTCTCTTGGTCAATCGTTGGCTGCATCAGTTCCACAGAATCCGTCTCACCGCTGGCGGTCAGCGTCTTCATCTTGCGCTTGTTCTCGGTGTAAATGTCCCTGGCCATTGACAACCAAACCTCACCACAGCGTTTCATTCCCTTGGCAAAGTTTGACAGGTAGATAAACGTCTGCATATCCACTCGCGCCTGAATCATCTCGACCGCTTTGCCGCTGATTCCGCTGACCATCTTGTCAGCACCTTGCGGATTGCCAAGGATTTCCTGCATATCTTGTTCAGTGATTTGCAGCAGTGCGGCCATTGCCGGGGGGATTGCTGC